CTATCTATGCGGGGTGGGACGGTTGGGCATACATGAACGACCCTAAACCCAAAGAATATAAAGGCTTACCCGCTGATAACGATGAGGACATTGGGTTTTGAGTCCGGAAGATGAAGCGTTTGAAGAACTCAGTCGCAGACAAGGCGATTGGGGACTTCAAGGGTCGCGCAAACACCAAATAATCCGATACGCTGAAAACAATGCGCGAAATGAAGTGATTGAAGAAGTCGCCCAACACATTGAGAAATGCACTCTAGCGTTTGGCAAAGACACGATTCAATCGTTTACAGCTTATGTGAGAGGAATGAAAAAATGACACAAGAAATAATTGAGATGGCGCAAGAATGTGGATTGATTGGTATGCGCCCACACCTTGATGGCATTTATTCTGAGGCGCTTATAGAGTTTGCCAAACTTGTAGCCGCCAAAGAGCGTGAGGCGTGTGCAAATATGGTAGACCACATTCTTAAAGAAGGTGGTGGCACATACGGCGATGCCATCAGAGCAATGGGACAAGCATGAAAGCAAGACAAGTATTTATCGCCCTAATGACGGGCAAAGGTTATTCAGCAGAAGAACTACATTGGGACGGTAAGAAATTTACTAACTCTGCGATCACGACAAGATGGAATTATTTTCTAGCAGGTTGGGAAATGAGGGGGGTTATGTGATCGAGACAATCATCACAATCTTTGCCATAGGATTTTTAGGCATTGCGTTAGCCATTGGAGGAGTTTGCCTAATGGTTTGGATGGATTTAAACGAGGATTGAAATGCCAAGACCCAAAAGTGAGTTAACCAGCGTTGCAAAGACTGTCAGCATAAGACTTATTCCTGCCCATTATGCTGAATGGAAGCGGCTAGAAGGCACGAAATGGCTACGCCAGCAGCTATCTCAAAGCATCAAGAACCAAGAACCGCAAAAGCCTCATTTATATGCTTTACGCGATCATCTAGGCCAATTGTTCCGCCGTTAATCTTCTTGGTCAGTCCAACCCAATCAGCAGCTTCTGCAAGGTTGTTGCAATTGTGGGTTGACCAGAACCAACCAGCAGTGAGAGCCGCATACTTGGGCGTTGCCACAAGGTCAGGCTCCATCACAAAGTCAACTCCCAGAGCTTGCCCAGCATGGAAATAGTTAGCATGGCCCGTCAACTGGATACAGCCACGGCCTCTGAACCGATACCCGTCACCAGATGCCTCATCCCTGTTGCCCATGCGTGAGGAATACACCTTGTTGGCAATCTTCTTGGGGTTCTTGGCATATTGGTTGGCAATCTCCATCGTTGGAAACCTTGCCTTCCACAACTTCATTAGCGTTTCAGCACGATAGTTAAGGTTTTCTTCAAGGATTCTGAAGTGCCCACATTCATGCCCACACTGCCCGATAAAGGCTGCTTGCTGGCGCTGTGTGTTAATGCCAAAAGTGTTGAAGGTTTCATTTAGGGCATCAACCCACTCAACCCCAATGTGGAGTTTTTTCAGTTGCTCAGCGTTGACCATTCATCACCTCCATTACCTTGTTATAACTGTCAATACACGCATTCAATTGCGCGGTGTTTCTGTCGCCTTGGGCAATGATTTCGGCAATGGCTGCAAGGGTTGCTCTGTCGGAGTCAGAAGTTTCATAAACCGGTCTGACAGGTTCACTTCTTTCTTTTGGGCTATCTCCGGTGGGAGTGGGGGCATTTGCGGGGGCTTGTACACAACTTGTGGTTTGGAGCCGCAGCCTACCATCACGAATAGCACGATCAAGAGAAGACTGTTTTTGATTGATGACATTGTTGGCCTCCGAAAGTTTGGTTGATTGGTCATTCAGTTGTTGGGCAAGTTCACGCTCTTTTTCCCGTGATTCTTCATTCTTTTTGGCAATCTCTACTTGCATCTCAGCGTCACGATCACCCCATCCAACATGATGCCCATAGCCGTAAGCACCGCCCACAGCAATCATGGCCCCAATGATGAAGTATGGGTTAAGCATTCTTCACCTCTTGACGAGCAAGGGCGATTTCTTCACGCACAGAATCATGCTCAAGGTGGTTTGGTGGAGTTGTAGGAGGAGGCGGTGGTGTCCAAGTTTCATCCAAAGGAGGATTAACCCAAACTGGCAAAGCGCCAGATGGTGCAGGAGGTGGGCTAGGAGGCGCAGAAACAGGCGTAGAAGGCGCTGAAATCTGAGGTGCAGGAGTTGGGCTTGTCACAGCACCCACAGCCCGTTTACCAACAATGCCACCAATGCCACCAACAATCAACAACACAATGTCGTTCAACATCTTGGTATAGGCTTGATCGATGGGAGCCATACTCTTGATGGGTTGAGTTACAAAAGTAACTGAATAGAGCAGGGCAATCACGATGCCAAACAAAATGATGGTAATCATCACCACCACAAAGCCCCAAATGCGAACTTCTAAGTCTTCTGGGGTGTATTTATTTTTTGTCATCATCGGCCTTCTTTTCTTCAACCTTTGGGGGTTCAATTTTCGTGGTCAAGATAGGTGCTACAAGGTATTCAGGACAGGTTTGGGTGAATAAGCATCTGGGCTTTTGGCACTCAGGAAGGTCAAATTTATCAGGATTTTGGCAAACATATCGGTATCTGTCTTCACATCCACTCAAAAGCAGAATTACCGCAATGGATACAACAATCACGCCCCACAGGAATTTATTTTGATTCATTGCGTTGCCTATCTAGTTGTTGACGCTCGTACTCTAACTGTTGGCGCAGTCTCTCCATGCGCTCAATCTGCATTTTGCTCTCTCTTTGTGCCGCCAATGTGTCATAGTAAATGCTTCCCAACAGCGGAAGCAGTAGGACAAAGACCAGCACCATAGCAACTAATGCGACTAGAAACCCCATCTTACCTTTCGATCCATTATTAGAAGGCTGAAGAACAGGACTAGGTAAAGGACGAACACTAAACAAGCTACCCCGTAGATTGCCTTGTCTTGGATTGCGCTGATTACCTTTCTGCGTTGCCATTCAACCTCTCGTTGTTTCTTTTCTTGGGCCAACCTTGCTTCTTCTTGTTCAGCAATGATGATGACCCTCATTTGATTCACCCTGGTGTACAAGTTCCCCAACTCTGGGGGTGACTGATACACCATAATCTCTCGAATCTCTTTGGCTAACTTCTCAAACTGCGTCTTGGCAAGTTCCCTATTTAGCGCAGACTCCATGATGTTCTGATTCGGGTCATAGACGCTTTTAGACTTTTCTTCTTCTTCCCGAATGTGGTCTGCAAGCTGTTGCTGAACCTTGAAGAACTGCGACAGATTAGCTGCCAAGTCAGAGACAACCTTGTTTTCATCCCAAACCTCTGGTTCAGCCTTTTTTGCTTTGGGAGCAACAGCAGGGGCTGTGGGCTTAGGCTTTTTCTTCTTGAAGAACCCAAAGAAGCCACCCACTTCTTCAGCAATAGCCGTGACCTCTTTAACAGTCTTTTGGGCTGCGGCAACAGTTCCCTTGACCTCTTTATAGAGTTCACAGCCTTTGCGAATAGCTGCGACACAGCCATTTGCCATTGCCAGAAGGGTAAGAGGATCAATCTTGCGCTCCTTATGGGCTATATATGAAATACGGCTGAGTTTGCTCTTCCATTACTTCACTTGGAGATACCGCAGTAGCACCGCCAATATAGCCATATTTCAATATGTTTTGACCAAATGCAGTTGCAAGATTTGACAGATCAACACCTTTAACAACATCTTTTATGTCAATCTCTTGGCCTTTTCTTGTGAAAATCTTTGTTGATGCCTTGGTTATTTTGTCAAGACCTTCCTTATCAAACAAAAGCTGTGTAATTGCCTGTTTGGTTGACTCATCTATGTTTTTCTGCCCAATCAACGAAAGAATCCTAAAGCCTTTATTGAAAACACTTGAAATTTGATTGACTGCAATTCCAGCAAGTTGTTGCATCCTAACTCCACCAACCATGTTCTCCAAAACAGAAGATTCATGTAAAGCGGCATCTCTGATTGGCAATCTTTGAATGTCAATATTTTTGGCCAATCGTGACACATCAGCAAGTGCTGCTAAATTGTCAAAGTGACTTTTGCCAAACATAGACACAAAAGTATCTTTGTGCTTATTCAGGTATTCAAATGGATTGTTGCTTTCAATCATGTTGTTCACAAGTTGATTGCGAACAGCAAAGGTAACATTGGTCTGGTCATCGGCGGGAAGTTTTTTCAAGTCAACATTAAACTTGTTTGAATAACCTTTGCCAGACGAACCTGTCATGCTTGCAACAATTCCTTCAACACCACGATTGTCGTAGTCCATCAGGAAACTTTGACCCAACCGAACACGCTCTGCTTTTGCCGTGTCATCAATTTTGTTTTTTGTCTCTGAAAGATATTGCGTTCTTGTCAAAGCATCATCAAGGTTTCCTTTTAGGTTTGGCGTTCTATCCAGAATATCGCTAAACCCACCATTGTTTGAGTCTGTTTTGAGCAACTTATCAAGTTTTACTGGATCAATAAAGCCATCTTTTCCAATTGCCTTGTTGTACAACTTGGACATAATTGCTTTTTCAACTAATGGCATACCTTCATCACCAGAAACTCGTAAGAACTGATCTAACGCAGTTGGAGATGATGCAATGGTTGGGGCAATTCTTTCGGCGTATTCCTGAGAACCAATTTTTTGTACGGCATCAGCATCTTTAAATGGAACGCCTACTTTGTTGTAGTAATCTAAGTCAAGCTGTTGCATAGCATCGCCAAAGCTGCTTTTTTCACCACGAAAATCAACCATCACAGCGCCATTGCTAGACTCAACTTTTCCCAAAGCCTCATCTACTCGCTGTTGCAAGATAATTAACTTATCCTTGGTGGCTGGATTTTGCACTCGTCTTATGTCATCAGCAACACGGCGCTTCAATGAATCTAGGCTTGTAATATCAAGGCCAACAGACAAATCAGGCCCAGTGGTAGCTGGTAAAGTCGTTCCAGGCTCAACACCGCTTGCTTTTGCCCGCAATGCTTTAAATTTGTCAGACTGTTGCTTAACAAGTTTTAGCAAGTCAGATTGCCGACCCCAAGGGTCTTTCATAAACAAATCAAAAGCAGTACCTAACAAGTCTTGTGTTTCTTGTGCAGGGAGAATTGCCCCCATGTTGGATGCTTGATCTCGCACAGAGTTGTATTCAGGAGATAACGCACCTCTTGCGGCCTTTTCTCTTGCCAGCACAAGATTTTGAATTGACTTTCCAAGTTCAGTTGGAGCCTCAATCAATCCTGATGTGCCAATATATTTGTTTCCCAATGTTAAGTTTGTGGTTTGCCTTTCAAGTTGACTATCAATCGCCTTTAGACGCTGGTTGTAATCTGTTTCAACGGCGGCAATAGCAGCCTTTCCTGATGGCAACTCTGCCGATGGTTGCGGATAAAGACCAGTTGCTTTCTTTTGCACTGCATCTTGCAATTCTTTATATAACCGTTGTAAATCAGACCTAATTGTCAAATCAGATTCGGCAAGTTTTTGCACCTTGGCTCTGATTACTTGGTTGTCAAGACCTGTTGCAGCTAAAGCGCCTTTTTCTCCAGTAACAAACTGGATTTTTTTCTCTATGTTTTGAAGTTTTGCCAAAAGTGTTGGATCGGCCTCCACTGCTTGCTTTATAAGTGCTTGCGCTCTTGAAACGCCTTCAACATCTGCAAGATCAGAAATATTCAAATCTTTTATGTTTAGCTTTTCAACAGCATCGCCAAACAATTTTTGACCTGCTTTTAGTCCACCAGCACCACTTAAAAGAGCAAAGGTAATGCCACCAAGCACTTGACCTGGAACACCAGCAACTTGACCGCCAACTTCACCGCCAAACTCTCCACCTATTCCAGCAAGTCCACCAGCACCAGCACTTAACAGTTTTGGCACAACACCAGCACCAGCGCCCATCAAATTTAATGGATCAACAGCGCCTTCAACTCCAGCGCCAATGTATCTTTGTGCTTTAGTTGCTGGACGAGTTGCTGTATCAACGCCAAATCTACGCTGAACATTCTCAGTTGTTATTTCTTCAAGTTCTGGTTGCGTTGGAAATGCGCCAGCAAAAGTACCCTGTTGCATTGCAGAACCAGCAGCCAATCTAGCTGGGGTGCTTGTCAATCCTCTGGCGGCACTTATTCCAAGATACTCACCCATGCCAGACGCTGGACGAGCCGCAGGGCCACCCAATTGACCTCTACCAGCACCAGCGCCTTGCGGACGCATAGCAGCCGCCATTTCAGCAAGTTTTGTTGCGTCTTCTACATTTCCTTGTGAATCGGCTATCCGCAAGGCTTCAATAACTTGTTCGTATGTTGCTGCCATTTGATCCTCTTATTGTGGGGTATTTGCTGGAACCAAGTACTTGTCAATCAATGGGTTGCCAGTAGGTTGCCTTTGGTTTTGAGGCGCTCCTTGCGGTGCCCCTGGCTTTACTTCTTTAAATTTAGCAAGTTTGTCATCAATTGTTTTAAGCATCGTGTCATAGTTTGATGTGCCTGTATAACCAAGTTGTTTAGCTTCATCAACAATAAACTGTCTTTGCTCAATCAATGCACCACGATAAATTGCAGAAACAAACCTCATTGCTTGATCTTTTTGTTGAGCAGTTCCACGACCAGTAAAAAACTGTGCCGCAGACTGCGCTAACCTGTCATCAAGGCCACCAGTTCTAGCATAACGAGTAATGTCTTGATTTGACAAAACACCAGTATCACCAGTTAGTCTTGCAAGCGTTGCTGGCAGTGCTTTAGCCGCAATGTCATTGCTTGTAACCTGCCCAATTGTTTCAATGGCATTAGGTGCTTCAGAAATCAAAGCTGTTGTTTTCTTCATTATTGGATTTGAGTCAGCAAACTTTCTAAAATCTATCCAATCTTTTTGAGGAATAGGCGTTCCTGGTGGATAAACTTTAACGGCACTTTTTTCAGCAATGGTTGCTTTCTCACCTTCAATATACCGATTAACAGTTGCTTTTTGTTCTGGAGTTAACTGTGCAAAAGGCTTGGAAAACTTTTCCTCTGAATATGACTCTCTATCAACGCCAAAACGCAAATCCTTTTCTGGCGTTTTTGCTGTCAATCGTGCTAATTCTGATCTATATTTTTCAACATATTGAAGCGATCCAACAGGAAACTCAGCGCCAGCAATTGCAGCGGCATTTCTCATCTCATTAGATGTTGACTCTGGTTTTGTTGTCAACTCAGTCAATTTATCTTGATATGCTCTATTGAACTCAGGAGAACCAGGGCGACCAACAGATGCCGCAAAAGCCAAAGCATTTCGTTGCTCAGAAGTCATCTTCTCCGCAGTACGCTGTTGCACCAAGGCCAAATCACTAGCCGCTTTACGAGCATAGTCAGCCAATGCACTAGCAGCAACTGTGTCACCAGCTTGTGCCGCCATCTGTGCGCCACGCATGATGGACTCAGGATCATTCATATCAATCTGTCGTGCCAAGGCTTTGCGTTGACTAATCAGACGCATCTGGGGGTCTTCTACACCCATTGCAGAAGCAAATGCACCACCCAATTGCTGACCAGCCCTGGCAGCACCATAGGATGCTTGCTCAAGAGGAGCCATTCTTGCCAATTGCATAGCCCGTTGACGAGCCATCTGATCCCGTTGCTCTTGGTACAACTCAGGGGTCACACCAAACAAACTTCCAACAATATCTGCCATGACTATTCCTTTATGGCTTAACCGCCAGTTAAAAACGATTGAACTGCCGCCTTAAATTGTGGATCATCTGCAAGGCTCGTAAACAACGAACTATATGGGTTAACAGATGAGGTTGGCAACAAAGTTCTTGCCGCATTAGTTGCCGCAGTAGTAGTTCTACCGCCCAATGCAGTACCCACATCCAATGCACCAGCACCCATTGATTCAACAGCGCCAGCGGTACTCAAAAGGCTCTTAAATGGATCATAGGCAGAAGTCTGACCAGCAGTGTACTTGCCAAGGAACTCACCACCAGCACCAAGCAATCCCTTGCCAAACAGAACACTCTGTTGACCAGCTTGCTGTGCCCCTGCCGCCAAAGCAGCATCTTGTTGAGCCAGTGCGTTGTAGTAGGCTTCCATCTCAGGAGTGGTTGCGCCAAGACCTCTAGCACCACTAGGACGGGCACTGGTTGCGCCAACAGACAAACCACCACGACCCGTTTGGAACAAGGTGTTCTGCAACTGAGACATTTGACGCTCACGGCTAGGAGCCAACAAATCTTGTTGCTTTGCCATGTAGTCAGCGGCAACTTGCTCTGGTGTTTTAGCAAGATACGATGTGCCCAAATCAAACAGGCTTGCAGATGCCTTTTTCAGTGGGTCATACAGGTCTGCAACCTTCTTTGCCTCATCAAGACTTAGAGTTGCACCAGACATTAACTTATCTTGGATTGCCTTGAGTTCTGGGGTCAGCGTGTAACCAGCAGTTTTAAGATTGCCTTCAGCATCGTATGTGTAGTCTGTTGTGCCAAACCTAGTGGTCACGCCAACAGGCTTGAACCTTTGTGCGTCAGCGGCAGCTTTAGCGGCAGCAGTGGCAGTATCAGTAGCCAACTTAGTGCCGAACAAACCAACGCCACTAGAAATCACACTGGTTGCAGCTTTGGCAAGATTAGGATTATCTTTAAAGAATTTAACAACATCTTTGACCGATAGGCCAGTGCCTGTTGAGTAATCTTGGATAGCCTGACTTAAACCCGCAGACATTGCCGCACCTTCTGGGTCTAAATTCAACGCTTGTTGAATGCCAGCATACATGGTAGCGCCCTCTGGGTCTGCCAAGTATTCACTCAGACCAGCAGACATTCCAGCGCCTTCATAATCAATTACTTCGTCATCTTCACCCATGGTTTTTACTCCAGTATTTACAGCAGTTTGTGTGGTGTCTATTTGAGTTGCGTCTGTTCCAACAACATTTGCAACATCTGTAGCAGGATTTATTACTCCTGAATCTATGATTGCTGGTGCAGTTGTTGTTGTACTAAATCCAGAACCATCATTAATAACATCTTTTGTGTCAAATGATGATGCAGTTGTATCCGCAGGAACAGATGACTCATAAGGAGCCAACTGATTCTGCAAGTCTTGTTGACCAGCAGTGACTTGTGCTTGATTGGCAACTGTTACTCCAGAATCTGGAATAAGCGAGTCCAACTTTATGTTGCCAACGCCTTGAGCCAATGACTGTTCAGCAGTTTTACCAGTAAGCAACCCAGCAGCAGTTCCAGCAGCTACTTGACCTGCAACAGCAGAACCAGTTTCTCCTGCAACAGTGCTTCCAGCAAGACCAGCACCACTACTGGCAATGCCAGCTTTAACAGCATCTTCTGGATTTTTACCTGCCAAAAGATTAGTTGATGTGCTAGTAACAAAACTTCTTACTGCTCCAGGATCACCAACAAGGTATTTGCCAACAGCACCACCAGCGGCGCCAACAACACCAGCTTTTAGGGCGTCTTCTACAGATTTTCCTTGTGCAACTTGTAGGGCCGCATTTGCTAAACCAGTTCCAACTGCCGTAGCAGTGGCTACAGTAGTGCCAACAGGTAGAAGTCCAGCACTTAGCAAAGACTGACCAATGCTTGCGCCAACTCCCGGTAAGGCAATGGATGCCGCAATTGCCGCAATCAATGGTGCATTTTTAGAAAGGCTTAAGTCTTTGTCTAGTTGAACGGCGGCTTGATTAACAGCTTGTTCAGCAGGTTGAAATAAATTTGTAGCTGCATTGCTAATAGCACCAAAAACACCACCGCCACCACTTTGAACTGTTGGAGCATCAAAACCAACACCACCCAAATATGGTCTTGTTTCTCCATCTTTAGATACTGTGTTACTTACTGGGTTATATATGTATAAACTTTTTGTAGCCATATCACACCCCCAATGACAAAAGAACCTGCAAGCACTTGCAAGTTACATTGAGATTGCTTTGTACTGCGTTCATTAGACAGTGCCGTTAGCCACAATGTTGCCCAACACAGTCAGGTTGCCAGAACTGTCAATCTTCATCACATCTGTTCCTGAGTGACGAATAAGCAGATTAGACCCACTCTCAACAAAGCTAAAGTTTGTGAAAGTTCCATCTGCCTTGGTTGCAATGGCAGTCTGAATGTTGGTGAACTCAGTATCAATCTCAGTTCCCTTAACAACCTTGCTTGCATTCCCTGGCGACAGAGCATCCTTAGCCGCAAAGTTGGTGGTTTTGGTGTAATTTGCCATGTTTCTTCCTTAAACCAGTTTGCCATTCTTGGCTTGTATCTCAATCTTTTGAATGCTCACAGGATACCCATTGATCTGCACTTCATAACCTGTCTGCACAGTCTTGCCAGAACCAGTTGTTTGACCAATCAATGTTTGCAAAGAAATGCCATCTGAGTAATAGGCAACAGGAACACCATTTGCCCCATACTCAGCAGTTCCATACTCAGACACAGTTGACTGAGGAATTTGCAATGTGGTGGAGTAATACTGACCAGTGAAGTCGTATCCCCACTTAATGATGAAGCCTTGGCTTGAGCCACCAATCACCACCACAGCAATGCGCTTTAGGATGGATGTGACATTGGGCGCACCCAGGTCAGCATAAGTCGTGAAATACTGCAATCGGTATGTGCTTGCATGGTCAAGATAAGTTCCATACTTGCCCACATAACCATTCTTGCCAATCAACAAGTCTCCATTGCGTTTAGCAAGGAAAGCAGTTGGCGTGATGGAATCCCATACAGTTACCCGCGCAGAACCATCTTGCAAAGCCGCCTTGGTGTCAAAGCAGTAGGTCTGTGTGGCAAGAGGAAAGTTAATCAGGTAGAAAGCATTTGACTCTGAGTAGACTGCCTTGATGTTTGCCAATGTCTCAGCATTCACAATCGTCATCAAGTCATCGCGGACATTCTTAGACAAGTCACGCAAAGGTGCAGACTTCTCTTGAATGGTTCTGAGCAATGACCGAATCCCACTGTTTGACAAGAAAACCACATCACTGCCTGTATTGGCAATAGAGTCCCTTGCAATGCAACCAACATTGCTGATAGTGTCACTCAGAGACAGGCTTGATGGAGTAGTCGCATTTGCATAAATCAAGACTTGACGCTTGCCAAAGATAAACAAGAATCCATTGTGTGCTGCTAACCCTGTAATCTCATCAGAGCCATTAGGCCATACCCGTGAGATATCCAAAGAACCAGCAGTTCCTGTTGACCAGACATGACCAGCAAGCAAGTCAGAGAAGTAGACAGTTACAGTGTCAGCAGTGCTACTAGCAGTCCACAAGCGACCATAGGCAGAGATAACAATGTTGGTCTGGGGAGCAGTCGCAACATAACCACTTTTCTCGCTCACACGCCTGTATGTAGTGGTACTTACAGCAGGGTCATAAATGAGTGGGTCATACCCCGTCTGAAAGAAATATGTAATTCCATTCAAAGAAGCACAATGCCAGTTGCTTGCGGTAATGGTGGGGCCAGTACCTCCCCCCCCATAGGTCAACTCAACAACACTTGTTCCACTCAGTTTAAACAGCTTGTTGTTTCCAGCAAACAAAACAGTCAAAGTGCCATCAGTCTGCACCAACTCATGGATAACACCAACATTGTTGGCTCCCAAGTTGCCAGAGGATGTATTTACTCGTGACCAACCCTTGCGAGAGCCAATGCGACCATACTGGTCAATTACGCAGTTTGTGGCAATCGCAGCATATCCAGCCGCTAAATCAAGCGGAGAGTCCTGTGTGTTCAGCCCATAAAAGCCTGGGGCTGAAACAGAAAAGGTCTGGATTTGCTGTGTCATTGCGGGACAAACTCTTGATTCTCAGGATAACGACTGCCCTCCAAGGCAATGTAATCCGACAACATGGATCGAAACAGTGTGTAAGCCTCAGATGAAGACAGTCCACCATCTTCACCACGCTCAACCAATGCCCTTGCATACGCACCTTGAGCAACAACCACATCAGGAACAAGAATGACAGTGCCATCTGCTGCCAATGGAGCCTGTGGAATCGTTAGAGCAAACATGATGCTATACACACCATCTGGCCTTGGATACAGCGTTACTTTGGTGTTGTAGCTTGTATCTACGCCATCAAAGACATATTCACTTGGGATGCCCGTCATAATCACAGAGAAGTTCTGCTTACGATTCATATCCACAAAAGTGGTGTTTTTCAGGCCAATATTGCTCGTTGCATTGATGGCATCCATCACCTGAAACTTTTGTCCAGCACCAGTTAGACCATATTGGTATGTGCCAGCGGCAGTAGTAATAGTGACTGTTTGACCAAGCGCATTCCAACTAAAAGCATCTTCAACCTGACGCTTTGTGTCATTGACAAACTTGGCAATCAGAGTGGAATAGGTGGTTTCGTTGTAAGTGGTTACAACAGGCTCACGCAAGCGAATCAACACATCGTTGACAAGTTCTAGTAGTGTCATGCTCTAGTCAACCCTTCTTGTTCAAATGTGGCTATAAAACTGAATGTGCTTCCTGCCTGAGTAGTTATTTTTATTTTGTCATCTTCTTCTAAAACAATGTAGGCATTGCCATCAAACTGCAAATATTGTTTTGATGTGAAATCGTAATTAGTCAATATATCAAGGGTTGTATTAGCACTTGCGTCATACCATTGAACAGTTATATGCTTGGTAGAGCCACCTGTATTGTGTATATACATTACAGTAAATTTGGCGTAATAGCCCTTTGGACAGGTATAGACTGTTGTGTCTACTGCCGCTGCGGGACTAACACCAACTGATAATGCTCTCATTTCGCCTTTGCCTTGTTCCTTGCGGATATAGCTTTAGCTTTTGCCTTTGCGTCAGCCTTGGAATTTGCACCCCATGCCTTTAGCGAAAGAAGCAGTCTCGTTGGTTCACCATTCTTGAACTCAGGGCCATCATTGCCACCCATACGAGCCAAGAAACTTGCTCTGCGGGGATTATCCCCTGATTTGACGGGAGGTTTTAAGTCCCCGCCAGTTGCTGCATTATAAGACGATCTCCCCTTGGCATTCAACCCACCTTTTGGATTTTGCCCAGCTTTTGTCTGCCAAACAGGAGATTTCATCTACTTCACCTTTTTAACCTTCTTTGCAGTCTTTGCAGCTTGTTTAAAGTCAGCAGCAGTAGGCGCACCCTTGGCTCCTACCTTCCGCATCTTCTCACCAGAACCAGCCTTGATACGGGCTTGTTTGGCATTGATGTTGGCATACAGTCCAGGCTTCATTTCTTGGCTTTCTTCTTAGGCTTTGCCATGCCAGCTTCAGACAATGCAATGGCAATGGCTTGCTTGCGGGAAGTCACTTCTGGCCCCTTTTTAGACCCAGAATGCAAAGTTCCCTCTTTGTACTCACGCATGACTTTGCCGACCTTTTTAGCCGCTTTGGTCATTTTCATATCAGTACAACACTTTAGCCGTGATGGTTCCAGTGACATAAACAGTGCAATTGGCTCGTAGATATGTCGGTGCATTTGCAATGGTTATGATGCCATTAGCTGTCAATGCAGTACCAATTGTTGACCAATTCGTGCCATCCAAGCTACCTTGCAGGGCTACAGTTGCACTGGTGATACCAGAAACTTGCAGGAATGCAGGTTGACCAGCATCTGCCTGAACTGCTGTAGATGCGCCAGTTGCAACAACTGCGTTTAAAAGGGTAATAGGGGCGGTTAAGGATGCCATTATTTTGCCTTTTTAGCTTTGCTCATCATGTTGGTAGCAGTACGACCACCACGCATAGGCAAGCCTTTTGGTTTACCAACAGCAACCATAATGGTCACAGGAACACCCTTTTTCTTGCCGTACTCTTTGGCTTCTTTCTCGCCTTTTTCAGAGTAGGGAAACTTCTTTTTTCCGACCATAGGCATAGCGTTCTCCTTTATTTCCAGACACGATCAGCAACAAAGGTAATCGCACCGCCCATGAATGAAGCGATAGTCATACCCATCCAAAACCCACCTTTGCCTTTGTTAGCAAGTTCTAACAAAGCCTTCACATCTTTACTCAAAGAGTGAACTTCTGTCTGGAGAGCCTCGACTTGGGCCTCCAGTTTTCCAAAATCTCTAGCGTCTATATCAGACATTTGCAACTTTCCTTGGGCGACCCATGCGCCGTACAACTGGCGGCGTGAAAGCAGTATCTGTTCTCACGGCATTGGCATCATACCCATCGGGTTGCTTTTCTTGCTCATCAATACGAACATAACCTTGATGACCCTTCATTGAGTCAATGTCATGTTGCAAGGTAAAACTAACTGTGTTACCAGACTGAAGACAGCGAAAAGTTGCCATTGATTAACTCCAAAATAAGAAAGGGGGGACGAACCCCCCTATTCTTAAAGCACTGCCCGACCAATTACCAGTTGCAATGTGGTTGATGCCAAATTAACATCACCTGCTGTTGGGTTGTAGGTCACGATAGTCACAGTGTTAGCGGCAGAGATATAGGCTCTACGAACCAATCCTGCTTCACTCACACCAACTGACATACCAAGAACCATGTCACCCAAAGCAACGCCTGGAACAGTCACTGTGTCAGTTGCCGTAGCAGTAGTAGCGATTAAGGCGCTATCTAGAGTACAAGCCACATCCCAAGTGTCTGTAAAAAGGCCACGAAATTGATCGTTACCACGGCGGGAAACGACTGCGGTTGCTGCTGCCATTTTGATTTCTCCTAATTAGGTTAAAAAAGTCCCCCCACCACTAGGGCAGGGGGCGCAACTGCAATTAGGAAGGCACAACCAAGGCGAACATGGATGCGGCATTCGGGTCAGTGCCAGTGGTAGAAGTGCGGAGAGCCTTCACACCATAGAGCGTGTCCGAAGTGAACAGCGTGCCCAAGTACTCTTGTTTGTACTGAGTTTGTGAACGGATGCCCACTTGCTCAACCAAAACCATAGAGTCTTTGTGACCCATCAAGCAAACACGGGCGATTGCAGTGCCAGATGCGGGGAAAGCCGCAGTGGCAGATGCAGAGTCAGCGTTGCTGGAAGTGAACACAGGGATGCCGTACAGGTTGCCGATCTCACCATTGCGGATGGCGTTGCCATCACCCACAAAGGCTTGCTCAGTGTAACGAGCCAAACCCATCAGCGTGTTACGGCTAGACGGGGGGATGATGAAGAAGCGACCATCCATAGGAGTGTCGTTGTCATCCAAACGCTGAATGGTGCGGCGAATTGCAGCATCAGTCAGAGCAGAGGCGTTACCAGTGTTGGTGTTAGCCGTGTAGTCGAAGGCAGTCGTGCCATCGCCACCAATGAAGCCACCCGTGTAACGGGCGCTGTCAGCAGTACCGCCGTTAGCAGCACGACCCAACTGGATCAAGTCGGTATCGACTTGTTTAGCCAGGGCATAACCAGCATCATTGGTATAGAACTGACGCAAGCTGTTCAGGGCTTGAGCCTCAACAATGTCTTCAATCAAGCGGCTATATTCATAGTGCTTGTTGATCGACACTTGAACTTCAGTCTCAGTGGCTGCAATCAGCGTCACTGCGGTAGAAGCGGCCTTGGCAGAAGCAGAACCACGATAAGGTGCAGGAATGTGAACAGTGTCACCTTTCTTGCCCTTGAAGTTCATCTTCATCACCAAATTTGCCAGCACCAAGTTTTTCTTGTATGCGGCAACAATTTCATCACTCCAAATTTCAGGAATGAATGTAGCGGCGGTAGTCGTGGTTACCGCAGGGGTAGGAAATGCCATGATGTTTCTCCTTAGAAACGAAAGTTAAGTTACTTGACCCGACCTTCAGAATACGCTGCAAGAATTTCATCATTCAGTGCCTCGTATCGAGCCGGATCGGTCATCTTCAGCCGAATCAGGTCAGCCCGTCTGTATACCCTCTTTGAACTCTCACCAGTTCCACCAACATCCACTTGTGCGGCCTTCATGCTCTGCTTCCTGGCGGTTTCACCCGCTTGTTCAGTCTGCTTTGACTTGACACCACGCAACTGCTTGTAAGTAGACAGCAACTCATTGGCACTATCGTAATCGAACTCACCATCTGCTTTTGCATACAGACCAAGGCGAACAGGCGAGGATTTCACCCAATTCACAAAGTCCTGGTCTTGAGCAATCTGAGTGTAGTCAGGATGCTCTTGCCCTAGCTTTTGCTGAATCTGCATCCTTTTGAAATCTACACCCGCTTGACGGGCGGCGAGAACATCAGGATGATTATCAATAGTCTTCTGAACTGCCTTCTGTGGATTCTCAAAGAAATCTACTTCAGGCTCTTCCTCTTTAATAGTCTGTTGCTTTGAACTGAGGTTCTGCTTTATGAGTTCATCAGCGAGTTTCCTTACCTCTCCCACTTCTTGCGCTTGCTTGCCAATTAGCTTCTCAGCTTCTTGGTGCATCCGAACAATGTCTTCCAGACTTTTATCCCTGTACTTGTCAGGGAGTCCAGGACTTGCTGGCGCAATGGTGTTAGACAGCTTGGATTCTTCAGCTTCTAACTCACTCTTCATCTCAGGTTCTTGGTCAATCAACATATTATCCCTTTTTCCTGCCGTTTCGGTTATAGGAGAATCAACTCGGCGTTTATGCTTGTGAGTTGTGCTTTTGCTCCCACTTCAACTGATCTAGGTGTTTTTTCTCGAACCTTCCATGCTCTGATGGGAAAGAACCAGACCACCCTTCTAGTTTGAAGTTTGGAGCAGAAAGAATGCGGTTGGCTGTTTCACCACATTCACACCTAAAACTGATCGACTCATAATCAGTCAGTCTTTCGGTTTTATGCCCGTTTGCACAGGCAAAATCAAACATTCTTTTCATTGAGTTCCTCGTATGCTCTCTCGCTGACCTCTTTCAAGGTTTTCAGCCAAGTAAGTATAGAAAGTTCACCTTTTTTGAATTGTAGGCTTTGTTCATCAGAAATCACAGATATATTATTCAGGGATGCAATCATGGTGTCAATATCCTCCACCAAGTCTTTCCATCCATCACTTCCCATCATTGAGAAGCGATCTTCATAATATTTCTGGAGTTCAGGAGTCATTCTTTAATTCCAAGGCAGTGCAGTGTTCTGGGGGCTGACAGGCGGGGTAATCATGCTGTCGATCTGGCCCTGCACACAGGCTTGTGCGCTTGCCATCGCATTTTCTGGAATCCAGCCAATCACTGTTGCTTCTGTCAATTCATCATAAGGAATAAAAGAAGGAGATTGATTGCTGTTAAAGGTGGTGTTACCACCGATCTTGGCGGTGTATTCCCCGTCCACGCCAGTGACTTCCCACAGCACATTGACCACATAATCTGGGTCAGGCTGTTGCAGGGTATACATATTGGTGATGGTGGTGGTGAAAGTGGTCATGTTTATGCTCCGTTGAGTTGAGACTTGAGGCTGTCAACCTCTGCTTTGAGTTCTTGAATGGCTTTCAGCAAAACGACAGTTAAACGCTCGTATTGAAATCCCTCAACTTCGCCATTTGTTTTATAGCTGACCAATTCTTTGATTCCAGCGGCATCTACCTCATCAGCAACAATACCAAAATGGTCTTTTGTTTGGTCATCGCCATCACATTTAGATTTGTAGCGGACGGGACGAAACTGTGAAATATCAATGCTTTCTAAGTCACGAATATCTTGCTTGTATTTCAGTGCAGAAGTAGAACGACCAAAACCACCATTTGAGCCGACATAAAGGTTTGCTGCTTGAGCAGTTGTGTCGTTATATGTCTGAGGCGAACGCAACTCACCACCGCTTGTGACATAAACCCTTGGATTCCCATCCCCATCAGACAGCACGATGTAGTTGCTTGCTGTGCTAATGTTTAGACCTTTTTCATTGCCATCAAAAGCACCAATGATGGTGTTCTTAGAGCCTTCGGTCATGTTTTGACCAGCACCTCGACCAGAACTTGAACCGATAAATGTGTTGTCTACTCCAGTAGTTAAATAGTAACCAGCTTGGTTTCCAATAATTGTGTTGTATCCAGTAGTAGAGGAGGGGTTTGAAGTTCTACCGGCATTCTGACCAATGAAAGTTTGTCCTGTG